CAATCAGCAATGATGTGACATACGACGAGCACGGCGTCGAACACGAGGATCGCGGCATTGCGCTATGCAGGCAGTTATACGGGGAATCAACCGAATGGGTGCAGACCAGTTACAGCGGTAGCTTTAGGGGCCATTATGCCGGCATCAGCTACCTATACGATCGCATCAACGACGTCTTTGTCCCGCCGACCTAAACGACGATGATACAGATTTAATGCCATGGATTAGCATGGTGGTGCCAACTGGTATCGCATCCTCACCATGACACCAGAGGAAATCGCGGGTTTGGCTGTTGCTCTCTTGGCTGGCAGTGAATTGCTGTCATACATGCCGGGTGTGCGCGCCAACGGGTGGGTTCAATTGGTGGTTGCAGCCCTGCAAGGCATTGCTGAACACAAGCAAAAGCAGAAGCGAGGTCGGCGGTGATCGAGGTTGCAGCTGCCGTTATTGGTGCTGCTGTAGCCATCGGCGCCAGTGGTATCGGCAATTTTGTGAAAAGGGACGATGAGGCCTCTCGTGCAGTGGTGCGACTGACCTCAGCGGTAGAACACATCGCCGAGCAGGTGTCGCTGCTCCGAGATGAAATTAAAAGTGATCGGCAGGAGCTATATCCTCGCCTCAATGCCATCGAGCAAAGACTAGCCAAACTCGAAGCCAGATTGTGAGCACCATCAAACTGATTGACGCGGCCAAGCACTACCAGGAGCTAAGCCATCAGATCGCGGCTTGGAACTGGTTACAAGGGCAGCTCTCTGTTGGCGAACTGCAAGAATTCGCGGAACTATATCGCGCCAGTCAATCGGCAAAAGAGCCATTGCCGGCTGCATGGCTTAAACCGGCGATCGATCTAATCAAGCAATTCGAAGGCTGCAAGCTGGAAGCATATAAGGATTCAGCTGGTGTGCCAACCATCGGGTGGGGTGCCACTAGATTGATTAATGCGCCTGTGCGGATGGGTGATACTATCACTCAAGAGATAGCAGATAAGGTGCTGCTCGAGGATGTGCAAAATCTGTATGGACCTGGCGTCTTGCACCTGATCCCATCAGCCAAGCAGTGGAAACCATCACAGATGGCGGCAATCACATCTTTTGCTTATAACCTGGGTCTTGGCGCATTGGAAGGGTCAACGCTGCGCAAGCGACTCAATGCCGGCGAGAATGCATGTACTGTGGTGGCTCAAGAATTACCCAAGTGGGTGCATGCCGGCGAGGCTGTCTTGCCTGGGCTCGAGCGGCGGCGCAAAGCCGAAGTCGAGATGTTCTGCGGTGTGGTGATGCAGCAAGCTGGCACATTGGGCCCGCTCAAAGTGCCGTACTATTCGCAGCGCGATTCACAGGTGGCCGGGCAGGCTAGCCGGATGTGCTTTAGCAGCAGCTGTGCGATGCTGGTGGCATACATGCGTCCTGGCGCACTAGACCGGGCCAATGGAGATGATCAATACCTCAAAACCGTGCAGCGGTTCGGGGATACTACCGAAGCGCATGCCCAGATTAAGGCGCTGAATCATTACGGCATCAAAGCCCAATTCCGGCAGAACTGCGGATGGGGTGATCTTGAAACGCAGATTGCCAAAAATATCCCAGTGCCATGTGGATTCTTGCATCATGGGCCAAGTAGCAAGCCATCGGGCGGCGGTCATTGGCTCACCGTGATCGGCAGCACCCCAAGCGCGGTGATCGTCAATGATCCTTGGGGCGAGATGCTTGTGGCTGAGGGCACTTATGCGGGTACCAGGGGGGCTGGCATGGCTTATAGCAGAAAGAATTGGGGCCCGCGTTGGATGGTTGAGGGCCCGAATACAGGTTGGGCGCTTATATGCTCGTAGCGTATTTCCGCAGTTTGGCAATGGCTTGAGACCTGCGGAATCGCACCACATTGCGAGACAGCTTCAATTCGCTTGCGATCTGATTGGTGGTCAAGATTTCACCACCAGATAGACCATAGCCTTTATCAAGGATTGCGCGATCAATATGATCCAGCTTCTTAAGGATCCGGTCTAGATGTATCTTTTGATAATCGATATCTAAATCACCGTACGTTTCTTCTTGTTCGGCTGGAATCATATCGATGTATGCAGACCGGTCCGGTCCACCATTGATCTGCGCATCTAGAGATATGGTGCCGCTTGCATGCATGAGATATTTTTCCATATATTCTGCACTGATGCCAAGGAATTCAGCACAGGCGCTTAGTGATGGACGTTTGCCATGCTCGATTTCATGATCGATGATGAATCTGCGTATCTTCTTATTGAACTGAAACCCATTTACTGGCACGCGGATCATCTGATCGGTGGTTTCTATTGATCTACAGATTGCCTGGCGGATCCACCAATAACCATAAGTGGAAAATTTATAGCCACGCTCAGGATCGAATTTCTTAATGGCGTGCGATAAGCCGCAGCAACCTTCTTGTATCAGATCATCCAGCGTCATCGATGTGGCTGACCTGGTAAATTTTTTGGCGATATAGACCACCAACTTCACGTTGGCCAAGAAAAATCGCTCGTAAGCGGCTTTCCCCTTGCGAATGATTGCCTTCTGGTGTTTGGTGGGCATCTTAATGTCAGCGACTTGCTGCCATTGCTGAATCAAACGCGATAATTCAATCTCTTCATCTGCGGACAGCAGATCAACACGCCCAGCACTGTTAAGGAAATGGGTGAGTTGGTCGGTGCGGCTCATGGCTGTTTGTAAATAGCAATAGAAATAACCATGCCAAAATCAGGTAGATTTTGGCAGGTTGTGAGAGCGTGTGAGCGCGAGACCGATTGGAGCTTGACCAGCCTCGACTCATTTTTTGGAGTCAGGTATCTAATCAGAAAATCCTTCATCCATAATCAAGGCTTTGAGCAATATTAGATACAGTATCGCGTCGTCGATGCGCCCATCGATGGGCTCTGAACACACGATTTCTCGTTTGTGCTGTACGGCACCAATGTAATGAGAGATAGCATCCAGATGCTTAAGCAAATAGACATAGAGGACCACGCGTGGATCTAATCGCAGAGTAGTCCCCAATCTTCTGAAATTGGCCAGCTGATCTGCATCATGAGCATATTCATGCCCTTTGGTCTCAGTTAACTGAAACAGACGATCAGTAGTCTGATTTAGCAGCAGTTTGAATTCAAAAATGTTCATAGCTGATGCGCTCCCATGGTGCTTCGATTGGATTCGTGTTATCTGTGCGCCAAACCCAGGGCTGCTGCATCCACCATTCTCGAAGCGCGGGCGCCATCCAGTCTCCTGAATGAGGCTCAGGCCCGAGAAAGTCTTCGATCTCGTGATAGCTCACCCCATCCACGCAAGCCGAGATGTAGCACAGGGAGTAGCCCTTGCCTCGCAGGCGCTGAACTTCAGATTGATGCTCGGGTGTCATGTGCTATGGAGTGTGGTGTGAAATGCGTCGATCAGGAGGGATTGTTGCTTTGGATCGAATGGAGACATGGCCAATCGGTCTAGCATCTGCTGGCGCAGCAGCTCTTTAACGCTGCGAGCATGGAAGCCCAGCCCATTCACTTCAAGGAACAGTACGGCCTCAGCAGTGTCGCAATGTTTGACCAGTGCGGCAACAGCCGGTGAGGCCTGATCCTCGAATTCGCGCAGCTCAGGGTAGATCAGCTGCTCGATCTGCGCTAGATGCTGTTTCAAATCCGGCGTCTTATGCGGTGTTGGTGCATCCCCGGTACGGATCTCTGGCAGATCGTGCATGAGGGCTAGACGTTCGGCCAAGAACTGCTCGTCTGCCGTCAATCCAACGATTGGACCCCAATCGCGCACCAACAACCAGACTCGGTACATATGCTCTGCGATGTTCTGACGCACCGCAGTCTGCACAATACCCCATCTGGAGATGTGACTAGCCCGCAGGAATTCGTGAGTGTACCTAAGCTCAATCCGGGACATGAGTCATGGCTCCGTTATCTGCGATCCGCCAACGGCGGTTGGAATTGATCACCATCTTGGCTGTCACCGCACTGCAGATATCGACGCCCTGGAGATGGAACAGGTCCAATACCAGGATGGCGACGTCTGCCAGCTCGAGCGGGTCGCTCATGCGCTCCGATGCGATTAGCTCACCCAGCTCCTCAAGCAGCTTGGCGATGGTGCTGAGCGCGGTCCTATTTGGATTCAGCTGATCCGCCCAAACTGCGATTGCCTGTTGCAGCTCGAGCACGTTCGTAGATCTGTCGGACATGAGATTCAGTGACGGATGGTGAACCGACTCGGACTACATCTGCAATAGATGGACCAAAGCCAAGATGTGATACATGGGCTGCATCATTTAATTGAATCCAGATACCACGCAGCTCTTCCCAAGTCGGACAATACTGAGCAAAGTTCAGAAAGGCGTAATCCACCTTGTTCTGCACGATGGCCTCAATAGCCTGCTGATGGCTGAAAGTGAAGATGCGCCGTGGGAGCTGTGTGACGGTGGTTAGCTCCTGTGGCTGTCCGATCGCCTCGAAGGTGGTTTCCTTTGAGTCTGGGTATGTCGGGCCACTCCACTCGCCAGAGGCGGGTCTGTTGGCCACACGGATGGGATATGTACGGAACACGCCATATACGTTGGTGGATGACCATCGCATGTAGGGCATGCCACAATCAGCCAACAGCGAATGCGTGGTCACATCACGGCACGTGACATACGGATATTGCCCGTGATAGATGCTGAGGCTATATCCTTGGCAGCCTTCTACTTGAATCGTAGAAGCCTCAAGGTACGTGCGCTGCAGATCGGCAGTTTTGGCCAATGTGATCCGATCAAAGATCGGATGGTCTTGACTCATCAGGCCAATGATGTTGTTCTCATCTGGCCGCCTGCGAATCCGTTCGATCTGCGCAGCACCAACGCCCTTGCGAGTCGAACCTGGCGCGGTGCCGCCTTCACTCTCAGCGGCACGGTGCCTATCGAGAACAACTGCAGCGCACTCATGCACCAAAATGGGAACATCTGGTGACAAGACACCAAGCTCCTGGGCATGCAGAATCTCGGCATGCAGCACATCAAGATCGATGAGGCTGCCGGGGCCCAAGATGACATGCTTGAGCCCAGGAGACACGATGCCAAGAGGCAACATCCTGTGAATCAGGGTGGTGCCATCTTCCAGAATGAGTGTGTGCCCTGCGTTGGGGGAAAGGGCACAGGCAATGACTTCTGGTGCATGCGACTTGGCGAGATAGCCAGCCAGAAGACCTTTGCCTGTGGAACCGTACTGACCATCAACGATGATCTCAATCGAGCGCATGTTCTAGCTCAGAAAAGGGAATCGGCGGTAGATGCAGATGCAGATGCATCTGATTGCTTTGGCTGCTCAAGGCTGATCGCCAGCGAGATATAGGGTGTGCCTTTGGCAGACTCCTTTTTCCAGCCAGCAATACGGACCTTGATGGCACCGCGATCATCGAACACGGCCCGGTCAGACAGGGCGGCCTCATAGATCGCCTTGAGAACTTCTGGGGTGACAGAGCCAGGGCCGGTAAAGTCAGGCTGATTGGGTTTTTCCTTGCGCTCGTTGCGGAACAGGGAACCGCTGATGTTGGTTTGTTCAGCCATTGATAGGAACTCCGATGTTGTTGGTTTGCTCGAACTCCAGAACGGAGTCGAGAAGATAAAAGACGCGACCTGCAGCGCCAATCTTGATGAAGTTTGGGCCCTTAGAGTCGCGACGCCACCTACTGAGGGTGACGTTGGAAACTGGGTAAAGAGATCCTTCCCAGCGCTTGACTAACTCGCAGGGAGTCAGCAGCTTTGATCTGTCGAGATCGGCAAAACTCACGGCATTGTGCTGAATGGTTGCGATACGTGACAACGTATCATGCATGAACAGATCTATTGTAACATTAGAAGAAATCTGCAGCCTTCTTCTTGACAGGCGTGATGGATTCCGCATCATCGTCATCATCACCGGCGAGGCCATAGATCGACAACAATCCGTACCGGCGCGCATAAGTCAAAGCAGAACCCAACTGCTGCATGTTGTTGCCGCGGCCACCTTCAAACCGAATCGGAATTGGCAGTTCAGAGCAAAGTGACTCACCAGAGGTATGCATCAAAGTGGTGCATAACGCCATCATGGTGTCGCTGAGATATCGCAGGGTCTGGCTATGGGCCAGGCCATGCGTTGTGGCAGGTTGCACTGCTTGCAAAGCATCTGCCAGTGTGACATAGGTGCCATAATTGCCAGATCCGCCACGTTTGGCGCTGTAATGCTCGGCCTGAAAGGCTGCAAGAGCCTTGGCCAAGTTGGGAAGCTCAGTAGGCATCACATCTCGGGCAGATTGGGTGTCAGCCAAGAGGGTGGCTCAAGCTGAACCACATCCTCGCTATATCCAGGCCAGGGCGAATCAATGGGATATGCACTGATCGCCTGAGACAATGCGGTCAGATTCCGTCGGACCTCTGCCGCGCCAACCTGCACGAATGTGGGGCTGGCTTCGAAGACCTGCACCGCATATGGTGCCGTTTTTTCGACTGCGATGAAGATGAAACCACGTGCAGCCTCGCCCGTGCACAACTGGTAGACGTTGAGATAGTGGGCTGCTTGTACGTGATAGCGGAAATTGGCGCATGACCGCTGAAAGGATCGAGCCGATGCATCAACCGTGGTCTTCAGATCGACGATCCAGCCGCTGTCTGTCAGATAATCGGGCCGGGACTTGAGCTGAAGTCCAGATTGTGGACAGTCGGCAAAGAAAGACCGCTCAGCTCGGCCAGAAGCGCATAGGATCTTGCCAGCCATAGGATGGGCAAAAATCGAAGTACGCATCGCCTCAATCTGGCGCAATTCATCTGCTTTGAGCAGTTTCTTGCCACCGGCCGCGGCCTCTTCCCATGCCGCTTTACCAGCTTTGGTGGTGCGGCTGATATCGGGTGCTAATTGATAATCGAAAGCGAACCGGTCTGGTTCGAGCACCGCCGTATGCACTGCGGTGCCGAATTCCATCGCCGGGGTCGGTTCCGACTCGACCCGATTCGGGTCAAGCCACTTGGCCCAATAGTGAAGCGGGCTTTGCGCAATCGAGTCGAGCTTCGATTTGCTGATGCCGGTGTGTCTGTGGTAGCTGAGGATGTCCATATGTAATGGCGGACCTATCTAGTGAATCATGATAGGTCCGACCTGTCAATATAGCCCAAGATCTGCTATGATAGATGCGGTTAATTGCATTCCATGATCAAAAACGATTCCTGGATCAAAGGTACGCCCGATCTCGTCTCTCCCCTGGTCCCCAATCTGGTGCGCCGCCGCAATGACGTGCCGGTGCTGAGCTATGGCTGTTCATCTTATGGGTATGATTTGCGCCTGTCGAGCCGCGAGTTTCAAATCTTCCAGCACGTGCCCGGCACCGTGATGGATCCGAAGCGGTTCAATCCCGAGAACCTGAAGCGGGTGAGCATGCATGTGGGCCCGGAAGGCTCATGGTTCATCCTGCCGGCGCATAGCTACGGGCTAGGTGTCGCCCATGAGCGGCTGAAAATGCCCGCCAACGTGACCGCAGTGTGCGTTGGCAAATCCACCTATGCGCGCATGGGCATCATCGTGAACGTGACGCCTGCCGAGGCAGGCTGGGAAGGCCATCTCACGCTGGAGTTCAGCAATTCTTCAGGCGCTGACTGCCGCATTTATGCGATGGAAGGTGTCTGCCAGCTGCTGTTTTTCGAGGGAGAGCACTGCGACACCACTTATGAGGATCGCAAGGGCAAATATCAAGGGCAAGAGCAAAAGGTGACCTTGCCCCTGGTCTGATGCTGCGCCAATATCAGATAGACCTGATCGAACGGTTGCGCCTAGCGCTGGCACGTCATCGGCGGATCCTTGCTGTGATGCCCACTGGCGCAGGCAAGACGCACACCTTCTGCACCATCACGCAGATGGCGGTTGCACGCGGCCATCGGGTCCTGATATTGGTGCACCGATCTGAACTGATCGCGCAGACCGCTGCGCGGCTGCAAGCGATGGGCATTGCCCATGGCGTGCTGGCACCTGGGCACCGGTTTACTGAGGCTCAGGTGCAGATCGGCTCGATTCAGTCGGTCTTGCGGCGTGGCTGGTCTGCGCAGCTGCTGATAGTCGATGAGGCGCACCATTCGGCGGCGCGTGGCTGGCAGAAGGTGCTGGATGCATACCCAGAGGCTCGCATCATCGGGTGGACGGCGACACCACAGCGGCTGGATGGCAAAGGGCTCGACGCCATCTACGAGCACATGGAGTTGGGTCCCACGGTACGTGATCTGATCGATGCTGGCCATCTGTCCGGGTACCGGATGTACGCCCCACCTGACGGCGCCGATTTGGAAGGACTGAAACGTCGGGCCGGAGACTACGCGATAGAGCAAGTGGAAGAGCGCATGTGCGAAGAGCGAGTGCTGTTCGCAGCGGCGCAGAATTACCTAAAGTATGCGGACGGCCGCAGGGCGATCGCCTTTTGCACCACGATCCGCCATGCCGAGCTGACATGTGCGACCTTTGAGGCGCGTGGCGTGCCGGCCATTACGGTTGATGGCAAATTGGCGCCTGCTGAGCGTGCACGGCGGATCGACATGTTCCGTACAGGTGAAGTGCAGGTGCTGGTGTCGGTGGACCTGATCTCGGAGGGCTTTGACGTGCCAGCCTGTGATTGTGCCATATTGCTGCGCCCTACAGCGTCGCTGAGCGTCTACCTGCAGCAGGTGGGCCGTGCCTTGCGCCCATCTGATCGCGATGCGGTGATCCTCGATTGTGCCGGCAATACGCAGACGCACGGCCTGCCTTGCGACGTCCGGGAGTGGTCTCTGGTTGGTGCTGTGCCAAAGAGCCGTAGCGATTTGGCTGCTGTACCTATTCGGGTGTGCCCAGTCTGCTATGGCGTGCATCGGCCTGCCCCTGTCTGCCCGTTCTGCGGTCACGTACACGCCACCGCCAGGGAGGTACCTGCTGAGGTCGAGCGCGACCTGGTGGAGGTGGACCTGCGCAAGGCCGCGGCCGAGGAGCGTGCCGCGGCTAAACTGAAGCGAAGCGAGGTGGGTCGGGCCCGCACGCTCGAGGACCTGATGCGAATTGCCCAGGAGCGTGGGTACAAGCCAGGTTGGGCTCATGCTGTTTTGAAGGCGCGTGGGTGATAGACGTGTTACGGGGTGTATATCGGTGATTGCTCTGATGTGCTGTGAATGTTTTGATATATGCATGGAGGCGACAAGCTTCCATGGTTCAATCATCAGCTACTGCACCGTTTGATCATGAAACTGATTGAATACGGCTATGACAAAGAGCATGAAGTGTGGGAGCGTGGAATTGCTCGCCCCGATTGGACTTTGAGGGCCATCGAAGATCCACGTGGACATGGATGGCAGATTAGTTGCTTGCGTGGTGCCCGCACAGAATATTTGACGCGGGAGCAGGCTATCGCCCAATTACTGGGGGTTTAATCATGCGCACATTTGCCAGAGAGGATGGTTCGCTCTACCAATTCACACCGGTGCTCGAAGGAGGGTACCGAATGCTGTATTGGGGCAGCGACCAGAAGGTGCAATCGGCTCATCTGAGCATTGCTTACAGCACCAAATTGATGGATCACCTAGAAGCTGATCCAGATTGGAACGAACTCCACTACGTTTGAACGATCATGTCTGACCGCCTGACCAATTTTCTCTGCTGCCTAATTACCGCGGCTACATTTGCGATGATCGGCACGTCATTTGGCACCACAGATGTCGCCCATCACTGCTCAGAATTGCGTTCTACCTGCCATGACTGATTGGCCTCTGACCGCCAGTTCGCTGGGCAAGATCGCCGAGCAGCGCGGCGACATCTGGCGGCACCAAGGGATGGGTTTGCTCTACGTCACCGATGAAGATCGTGACGCGCATCCTGGATATTGGAAGTGCTACTGGAGCATGAAGGGCAACCCCAATGCACCGTGGACATTCATGGATCCCAGCAGGACAGAGCATCTGACGCTTGTAAGCCGCTGGGGCGAGCAGGATGAGAGTGGGGAGTGGCACTTAAAAGGATCAACCGCACGACCCACAAGTCAGGAGGACTAATCCCGTGCGCTTTGTTGATCCAGCCCCACCCTTGACTGATCAGTGTTGCGGTAACTGTCTGTTTCGCAGAGGAACCGATTGCCGCGAAGACTCTCCAGTTATAGATCGTTCTTGGCCAATGATCCTTATGGAAGACTGGTGCGGTAAATGGAAGCAAATGCCAGAAGTAAAATTACCCACTCCTTAGTGAGACACACTAAAAATCTTTTCGACGATTTGCCTGAGTCGTAAACCCCGGCATCACTCTTTACCCATTTTCACAATGTCTGAAAAAGCTAACGCTTCCCTTACCGTTAACGGTGTCGATTACATTCGAGCCGATTCTATTCCTGCTGCAAAGCCCAACGGCAATCGCGCCGTTGTAGTGGTTGATCGCGGTTGGATTTTTGCTGGCGACGTCACCCGCGAAGATGGCCGCATCAGGCTGAGCCGTGCTGTATGGGTGTTCCGCTGGGAATCCTGCGGCTTTGCCAAAGTCATTGAAGATCCAAACAAAGCTGATATCCGTCCAATGGCTGATGTTGACATCCCGGACGGCGCCGAAATTTTCTGCGTGCCAGTCAACGAGCAATGGGGACTGAATTGATGTTTAGACCAATCGGCTACGGCTCCGGCGACGGCGACGGCTCCGGCTACGGCTCCGGCTCCGGCTCCGGCTCCGGCTACGGCGACGGCTCCGGCTCCGGCTACGGCTACGGCTCCGGCTCCGGCCACGGCTCCGGCTACGGCTACGGCGACGGCTCCGGCTACGGCTCCGGCTACGGCTCCGGCTACGGCTCCGGCCCCTGTAGTCCGCATCGAAGCAGGAGGGCACAATGACACTCTCTCCCGCCACCCGCGCAATCGTGGCAGCCTTTCGTGAACGTTACGAAGAGTGCTGGCGACCTGGCCCATCCCCTGATTACTGGCAGGAAGCCTGCTTGGCCGCCGCCCTCACAGCCTTGGCGGTTCGCATCAAGGGCACTCCTGACATTCGCCAAGACGTGCTTGACATCGTGAATGAGCTAGAACAATTACCGCTTTACGAAGACCAGTAGTCATTACCACTTCTATGCCTAAACTTTCACCAAGTGCGCAGGCGGTGCTGGATGCCTACCGCTCGTCGCACCTCAGCATCAACAACCTCGCCGCTGCCCTGCGTGCTGCTGCGGATCAACTGGGTTATGGCGATGGAAGTGGTGACCCCATCATCAACGAGTATGAACTCCTCGCCATCGCCGACGAGCTGGAGGGCATATGCAAAGCATGATTGATGCCTATTGGGATCCGCGTCACCGCATGTGCATCATCGATTCGCCGTGCCGCATGCAAGATGCAGTGATCAGCATGGTGGAGCAGCTGCTGCCCGCAGAACCTGATCCAGGTTCTGAAGCCACCTTGGCTGCGTACACCGCGTGGGCAGAGCGCATGCGTATTCGCCAGCGGATCCTCGAATATGTTCACTAATTTTGGCGCCATCCGCAATGGCTCCTCGGTCAAGGTGTACATGGGCGCCGATTGGCAGAAGGGTTTAGTTAAGGCAACTTGCAATTCTTCTTGTACTGTCCAACTGGTCAAGCGGCTTGTGACTGTCTACGATTTGCGCAACATCAAACCATCATGAAGTTTTACACCAAGATTCTGCTCTGGCTACTCTCGAAGTGCCCGGACGTCGAAATCGAGAGTGCAACCGATTGGTTTGAGTTTGTCCCATGGCTTGAGCACTGCTATGCATTCGATGGAACCGTCGATCAGCACGGATCTTTTCATGGAGACGATCCGCCGATCGGCAGATTCGATGAGCCGCGATGAGCTGCTCATGGTTGTGCATCATTTGTCACACGCTTATAGTGTGCAGCGTGCTGCCGCCGTCTGGGCAGTTAATCAAGCTGCCGAGAGCCTTAGGTATGAGTGTCCAGCCAGAGACTGTCTTGCAAAACAAGATCCGTCTGGCGGTCTCGGCGCAGTGCCCTGATACGGTACTGTTTCGCAATCACACGGGTGCCCTACGCGACCCCAAGACGGGCCAAATGGTCCGATTTGGCCTGGCACCTGGCTCGCCTGACCTTGTGGGCTGGAAAAGTGTTGTTGTGACCGAGGACATGGTGGGTCAGCGGATCGCCGTGTTTTGCGGGATTGAGATCAAGATGCCCGGCGGCAAGCTGCGCGAGGACCAGCGGCACTTCTTGGATCGGCTGAGCGGGGCCGGCGGTGTTGCGGCTGTCGCAAGGTCGGTTCCCGATGCTGTGGCGATCTTGCACACATCGGACGTGCTAGGCTGAGCCATACGGTAAGACCCCGCAGCCTGGCAGGGCGTACGGGGTCTGTCGCGCTTTTAACTTGCAACTATTCTACCATGTCAACGTCATGGCGGGAGTCTATGCTTCCGCAGATCAAAGTTTCATGCCTGGTCCCGTGCGGCGCTGATAAAGCACCACTTGAAAAAGCCTGGCAGCAGAAGGGGTATAGCGCGGCAGAGATCGCGGCCATGGGCGACAGGGTTCGTGCCGTGGGCATTAACACCGCCAAGGCAAATCTGGTCTGCATCGACCTCGATGGGCCAGATGCATTCGACTTCATTGAGCAGCGGCAACTCCCGCTCCCGCAGACCTGGGTGATCGGGCGCACGACTGACCCTGACCGAATGAAGCGGGTGTACAAAGTCACGCCCGAGCAGATGGCCCGGCTGCCGCAGGATGCGGGCAAGTGGAAAAAGGGCACGCTCGAGGTGTTCTGGCGGTCTCAACAGTTCATCGTGGTGGGAGAGCATCCATCGGGTGGCATGTACACATGGGATGGCACGCCGGCAGATATCGCACAGCTGCCGGAGGAGTGGGTCGAGTTTTTGCCACGCCGCAAATCGATCGATATCCCGATGGTGGATGTGCGGGAGATCGACCTGCAGCGTCTCCTGACCCGAGAGAATAGTCTTCTTGTGGACAGCGGTCTGCCTGTGGGCGACCGCAATAACGGCCTATTCCGGCTGGCTTCCGACGCGTATGCGGCGGAGGGTGAGGCGCGCCGCCGCGTCTCGTCGGATATCCGGATCATCGGCACCGCAGACGATCTGATAGATGAGGTGCTACGCCGCACGGATACGACCGGCCTCTCTAGGTCGGAGATTGACGCCACGTTGCGCAGCGCCAAGGAAGGACGCACGCTAACCCGCGGTTTTGAGGATCGCTGGGCATTCGCCGTGGGCAAGTCACGGCCACGACTTGGTGCCGTGGGCGCTGTAGGTGCCGCCTGCGGCAACAAGTTCGATGCCATCGCGCAGCTGCTGCCGGACGGGTTCAACGACCGAGGCCAGAAGACGAGCCTCGATGCTGGCAGCCTGGGGCTCATGCTCGAGCAGTTCTTGGGCGATCGGCTGAAATACAACCAGCTGGGATACATGGTCGAGTTAGACGGCCAGCCGCTGCTAGATATCCAGCGAATCAGCTTGATGTGCAGCATCCAGAACCGGGGCTATAAGATCTCGGACCAGATGCTGGGTGAGGCGCTGCAGGCCGCGTCCTTCCGCAACACCTATCACCCGGTACGCCAGTACCTGTCGCAGATCGACGAGGATCCGGCGGTTTGCGTGGTCGACACCTTGAGTCTGGCCTATGAGCTGATGGGCCTCGAGGATATGCTTTATAACGTGATGCTCGAGCGGTGCCTACTGGGTGCCGTGTGGCGGGCGATGGAGCCTGGCTGCAAGATGGACTATGTGTGCGTGCTGCATGGTGCGCAGGGTTGGGGCAAGACGACTTTTTGGCAGATCCTGTTTGGTGACTGGTTCAAGGTGTTTAATGCCGAGTTGGGTGATAAAGACAGCTACATGTCGCTGCACGATAGTTGGGGGATCGAGCTGGGGGAGATCGACGGCATCACCAGCAAGAAAGAATCCGCCAAATTGAAGAATTTCGCCTCTACGTCGATTGACTGTTTCCGGCCCCCCTATGGGCGCGTCACTGAGCGGTTCAAGCGCCCCTCAATTCTGGTGGGCTCTTGCAACCGCGATGACTTCTTGTCTGATACTACTGGTGAACGCCGTTATTGGGTCATTCCGGTGCCAGCGAACAGGCGACTCGACCGCGACAAGCTGTGCCGCATGCGGGACGCCATCTGGAAATCAGTGCTGCAGTTGTACAAGCGTGGCGAGATGCCCTGCCTGCCACCTGGACTTGAGACGGAGAATGAGACTAACAACATGTCCTTTAGCTATGAATCGATATTGGTGTCGCCCCTCGAGAGGTATCTAGAAGGCAAGGTTTTGGCATCCAAGGTGAAGGTCCGAGAATATGTTGCGGACCTTGATCTGGTACCCCCCACGGTGATAGACAAGGAGATAATGTCCGCAATGCGGAACATTGGTTGGATCAACCATAAGTTCCGGGGTCAGCCTAGGATATGGGTGAAATCTGATGTGCCAATCACGATTGATCTGAGGGATCAGGCATCTCTGATCGATCATACTGTCCGGGGTAGGAACCAGGGTTGGTGACGATATGTGTGGCGGGCAAGGCGCCAATCAGAAAACGATTTCCCTATGTTCCCTATATTTTTATTTATAAGGTTGGAAAAAAAATTTAACTTTTTGGGGGAAAAAAGAAAACCCCATATGGAACACCGGTGCAGATAGACTCCTGATATGGCTCACGACAATATTGATCGGGCATTAGTGAGGCGGTGGGTAAACAGTGGCGAGCCCAGGATGCGCACCATTGTCCGAGTGGCCGACATGTACGGCCTATCTCACCATGAGTCTCACCGCCTGGTTCATGATGTCTTGGCGGATGTGGTGTCGACTGTCGGTGATATCGATCGGCAGGAATTCCTGGCACAGCAGATCACCAGGCTCGAGACTCTGGCGGTGAGAGCGCAGGAAGAGGGCAATCTCAGCGTGGCGCTTAGCGCATACCGCGAGCTGCACGCTCTCGTTGGCCTCCGGGAGGCCCGAGGATAGGCCTCCACCCATATGATCGGTATATCAGGGCCACCGCTCAAATTAGGGGGTTTTTCCGGGGCTTCTAGAAGCTAGTGTTCTTTGAACCTTGCTGCGGGATATGGAAAGGTGGTCTGCGATGCGTTGCTGGGTCCATCCGGCTGCCCTAAGGCGGCAGATTCGCTGTTGCTGGGATTCAGTCGCCCAAAGCAGCAGAATGATGGGGAAGAGCAAAATCACAGCCACCCACGCGATGGTGGTTTTCATGGCTGGTTGAGATAAATGTGCCGCTAAAGTGCGGCCTAACCCCATCATAGCATATCAAATCTATCATTGCAATCATTGAATACAACGAAGCCCGCCTACCGAGGCGGGCTGTGCTGATATCAGGCGAAGTAGGAATGCCAGATGACGCGGCCTTCCTCGGTCAACTGCACCCATTTCTGCGATTTCTTCTCGGGATCGGCGAAGCCATAGACCACGCCAGCTTTCTTCAAGTTGGTGAGCAGTGGACACTGCTGTAGGGTCAGCTTGATCTCGCCACCGCCGATGCGGGCTGGGGTGTGCATGCCATGATCGTGCGTTTGCTCTTGGATCTGCTCACCAAGCCATTGGAAGAACGCTTTGGTGTTCGAGTTCAGCTTGTCCCAGGTGATGGGACCTGCGGCGCGACATGCTTTGACGGGTGCGGCGATCTCTTTGGGTGTCATGGTCTCTTCGATGATCGCCAGGGCCTGATCACGGCTGATGCGGATGTTGGAGCTTTTGGCATAGAAGCGGCCACCAGGTGTCACTCGGACGCCATAAACGGAGGCATTAGTGCCATCACGCTCGGCGATTTTGATTTGGCGCTCGAGGATTTCAGTAGATTTCATGATCTGAATGTGGGGTGGGGCTCTCTGCCCCGTGATTTCATTATATATCAGGCAAATCACAGCCGTCAATGATTTCACATGCTGTAACACTGATCTTGACAGATCACGATCTGTGCTGATATACTAAAAAAGTCGAAGAAAATCACCATGTTCGAAACCACCCGCGACTTTTTCGAGGATGCATGCAACTATCGTCTTGAGGATCCGCAAATGCTCAATATCGTGTTGGTCCTTGGCCTGAATGATCCTGTGGTTCCGTTGGGCCAAGTCATTCATGATTTCCACAAGCTGACCATTAAGCAGCGCAACTACGTTTGCTGTGTATTACTTGAGCGCGACGCTGATCCAGATGCCTGGGCTCAATATTGGTCTGGCCTTGAATCGGAGATGTTCGAATAAGCGCAGGCTAGAGCATATTCAGATCGAACGCATCAATGTTGCCCACCTGATAACACATTTCGACTTGTTCGATCGTCTTTAGATCCCTGAACTGCAGACCTGCTCGGTCCAGTATTTCATCGATGGATCCGCCCAGTGCGGCGGCTTCGCGGAACTTCTGAGTCTTTCTTTTGGCACCAGTCGATATTCTGATGATGCTTGATTTGATGTCGATGGATCTGGTGATAGCCTGCCGTATCCACCAGTATGCATAAGTTGACATCTTGTATCCGCTCTCTGGGTCGTATTTTTCCGCTGCACGTTGCAACCCGATGGTGCCTTCTTGAAGCAAATCCGCAAATGTCAGCCCGGTGCCTGTGATCCGCCTCTGATATTTTTTGGCGATGGCAATCACGAGCCGCAGATTGCAGCACACGAATTGATCCCGTGCACGTTTGCCCGATCTGACCACACTTGGTGGTGGGTTGGGATCTTTTAACCACGCTTGAATGCGCCTGCCCAACTGAATCTCCTGCTGCTGTGTGAGCAGCGGGAATCTGGCGGCCATGTCAATGAATTCATGCACATCCGTCATGTCAGACATGGCAGATCATCGGCTAAGGTAGACTCACAATCTATTCTGCACAATCTTGGGCATTCTCGACTGTGCAAAGCCAGGCTCGATATTGCAGATAGATGGAACAAGCAGTCCAACTGCTCAAGATATCATTGTCAAGCTGCATTCAAACTTGCTACCGCACCAGCTTGAATTTTGCTGTGACAAGACGCACCGCATTCTTGGTCTGGTTAGTGGATTTGGTGCCGGTAAAACGCATGCATTGTGCGCAAAGGCGATAACCATCGCGGCAGACAATATCGGGTATGTATCGGCTGTATTTGAACCCGTGGCGCCGATGCTGCGCGATATCCTGATGCGCACATTTGATGACATGCTCGAGCAGCTCGGGTTGCCCTTTGACTTTCGGGTGTCACCGCTGCCCGAATATGTACTGCACTTTGCGGAAGGTGATCACACAATCCTGCTGCGAACCATGGAGACATGGAACCGTATTCGAGGCCAGAACCTGTGCGCCGCAGGCATGGATGAGATAGATACCAGCCCGCGCAAGGTGGCAGAATCGGCAGTGCGGATGGCCTTGGCCCGATTGCGATCAGGCAACATCCAGCAGTTCTATGCGGCCACCACGCCAGAAGGCTTTGGGTGGGCCTGGGACACCTTTGAGAAGAACCCGGCTGGCGATAAGCATTTGATTCGAGCACGGACTCAAGACAATCCTCATCTACCGAATGGTTTTGTCGATTCGTTGATGGCGAATTATCCAGAACAATTGATCAAAGCCTATTTAGAAGGGCAATTCGTAAATCTCAACACTGGTGCTGTCTACGACAGATTTGATCGCACCAAACACATCTTCACCGAGCAAATCAGAATAGACGATGAACCACTGCGCGTGGGCGTCGATTTCAACATCGGTAATATGTCGGCGGTGATCGCCATCAGAGAAGAAAGACGACTAATTGTGGTCGACGAAATAAGCAAAGCCCATGACACTGATGCATTGGCACAGGAGATTAAACGCAGATATCCACATCACAGGGTGTACATCTATCCAGACGCCAGTGGCGCCAATCGCAGCACCAACGCCACTAGAACAGACATTCAGATCCTCGAAACATATGGATTCAGCAATCAGTCGCCCAAATCAAACCCGCCAATCCGTGATAGGGTGGCCGCTGTGCAAGCCTTGCTCGAGAATGGGAAAGGCGAAATCCGCCTGCAAGTGCACCAAAGCTGTCATCGGCTGATTGAGTGCCTCGAGCTTCAGTCATATACGGACAAAGGAGAACCTGATAAAGACGGCGGATTCGATCATATGAATGATGCTCTGGGCTATCTGATCTGGCGTGAATTTAATCCGTTACACACTGGTGCAGGCAGAAGCACCGGGATCAGAATCTATTGAACAATCTTTAGACTGCCTTAGGCGATAGCAAATTGATGTATACCGGCTTCCAGCATTACGACCGCACTGTTGCTAGCCGTGTTGCCAGCATCAATGACCCGAACCAAGCGTGGCAAAATCAGGAGCCACATTGGATCCTGATCGAGGACCTGATCGGCGGCACGTATGAAATCCGCCGCCGCCATCGGCGATACCTACCGCAGGAGCCACGCGAGCTAGACGAATCGT